AGGCCGGAATCTAGCCATGCTGTACGCGCCATAGTCCCGTAAGCCCAGACGTCTTCTGCGTAGTTATAGGTGACGTATCTGTCAATTGCTGTTGAGTTTGCTGAACAATAAAAGAACCAGACTTCATTAAAGCCTTCATTGGTAGACGCAAAGATCTGAGCAGCTTGCTCCAAGTTAATGTCTTCATAAATAAACTGACGCAAGTCACAGCGCAAAGTCTGTACACGACCATCGTATTTATAGAACTTGTCCACGCCCATCCAGTACGTTACACCAGAAGCAATAGCCGCCGCATTCGGCCCAGCAATAGAAATATTATCTCCAAGCAGTTGAGAACCCCATACTGCAGGTGGCCCTTGGTATTGTAGGGAGTACAAAGAAGAATCTGTCCAGACCAAAATCTCCTGACGAGACTGCACTACGGCAACGATCTTAGAGCCGTGAGACAGAAGTAAACTACCCGCTTGATTGGTAGCCGCAGGTGTCCAGTTTAAGTAGTCCTCTTGGTCAGACCAGCGGATCAGCATTGGGTTTAGCGTTGAATCTGCATAGTCGTTTGTGCCGAAAGCAAACGTAAAGCGAGAAGCATCAGAAACCAATAGCAGGTTTTGGAATAACGGAACATCAGAAGCGCCAGACAGGCCAGAGATCAAAACACCTCGAGTAGTTAGTGATGTGGATGCTTTCCAAATGTACAGAGGGCCACCATTGGGGCCAAAGATCAAGTCCTGACCAAAGTTATTCTGGTTCCATATCCGCATCTGAGTGTTGCTCTGCGTACCGATGCCCCATGTACCAGAACCCCAAGCACCAGCGCCCCAGCCAACCAAAGGAATCTCGTAAGCTGCGCCAACATTAACTTGATAGGCCGCCACCACAGCCGCTCCACCGCCAGTTGCAGTAGAAGTTGCAGCCGTTGCCGCAGTAATTGTGTAGGTTGTCGTGGACGTACCGATTGTTGTGAGCTGATACTCACCGTTTAAAGTAAGCCCACCTACAGCTGTAGCACCGCTAAACGTTACATAGTCCCCGTTAACCCAACCACCAGCTGAGTCAGTGACAACAACCGTAGTAGATAGGTTTGTTGTAGAAAAAGGATTGTTACCTAACGTGGCGGCAGGGACTACACGCAGTGGCGTGACATCGTTATAAGCACCGCCATTTTCAATGTAAAACTTAAGGTTAGTACCTACACCGAGCAGATTCTGGCCGCCCAAAGTTATCCAGTTCCACAATGATCTGCACACGCCCAAGAATGTAGTTGCAGAAATGCGTTGCCAGCCACCAATCTTTTCAGGCGTACCTTGGCGAAACCGAACTTTGTCGGAAACATAGTACCCATTCTCGTTGGTATAACGGGTGTTCTCCCTGTTTACGCCAGCTTTTTGAGTCAGTTTCTTTAATGGCATGGGCAGTCCTAAGATAAAAACACGGCCCGCTCGTCTATACGGCGTTTCTGTAGCCCTTTGAGTATTTTGCCACCAGCCATGCAATACTTCAAGAGTTCTTCTGTCGCGCCCTCCATATCACCACGCAGTACCTTTTGACGCAGGGTAGAACGTTGCAATGTGCCTAGCCCCACATTGAAGGAAAATGATACCAACGCATCAAACTGCCCTTGAGTAAGAGGCACAGGACAATAAGTAGCCACGCCTTTCTCAAACCTAGCAAGGTCTGCCCTAAGTATCGCATCGACTTCCTCCATGCTGTATTTACGCATTGCTTCTGCTGGCGGTACAAACTCATCCCGCTGGTCTATTTTAAGCTTCCCCTGCTCGGGAAAAAGTACGTGCCCAACGCCCACAGTCCACAACTTTGCTGGGCATTTATAGGGATTTTGCCTCACGCCTTCGTGGTGCATCACCATCTTGATGGCTTTAGGGCTGATTTTCATTTGCCAAACGCCCGGCCACCGAAGTGGAAAGCAATTATTGAAGCAAACAAAGCTTGGGTTTCTGGATCCCACAGCATTTCAGCCAGTTCAGAAAATGGCACTCCACGACTCCAACCATAGGCAAACAAACCAATGTCAACAAACACCAGAAGGAAGAAGAATCCATAAGTGATGACTGGACGAACACTTGCACGGAGGTTCTTCATCCATGTGGACGTTCCCTCGTTCAAACTCATATCATGAGCGTAAACAGCTTGCATCTCAGCTTGTTGAGCACCAATCAGAACCTGTGCTGTATTAGCCGCGCTCTCTGTAGCTAGTTGCTCTGATTTGATGTGCTCGATTCGTTCCTGCGCCTCAAAGCCCGCTTTACGAAGTTCTAGTTCGCGTTGGATCTGCATTTGGGCTAGGTTTAGCTCATGCGCCTTGTCAGCACGGTCTTGGAAGAAGTCCAACAATTTTGGTAAGCCGCCCATCAAGAACGAGATTAAAGTTGAGAGTAGTGTCAGCATATAGATCCTTTACTGCTTGCTTTTACTTAACATGGTTGCTGCAATTTCCATCATGGTTCTTGCCACCTCAATATCGGCGGGTTCATTATCCCACCCCACAGTAATCTGGCCTACGAATCTGCTCGGATCAGGTGGAACGCTGATTCGGCAAGTATATGTAACTCCCTTGGCGATGTACCACAGACCCATCTCAGATTGCGCTGCACGGTAATGCCCGCAAGGTATCTCACTAGCCATCAGCTTGACCACATCAGCGTTGTTGGCTGCGTTCTGTGTAAACAAACCAACATCCAACCCATCGTTAATTTTGTCCCTACCCTCTTTGGTGTAAGCACGGTACAGCACTCGCGTTCCAAACATGGGGTTTACTTTGAACACAGCGACAACGGTAGCGTTGGTGGTTTTAAGCAAATGAGAAGCTGCGTCTTCTACCCTGTCTTCAACAATGTTTGGCATTCTCTTTGACTCTTTGTACGCGCCCATCAACAGTTCTTGGTTCTGCCATACAAAGTACCCACAAAAGGCAAACACCGCCATGAGTATCAGCGCAAACAGTTTAAACGGGCTATCTACATAGGACAGCACCTTGCTCAATATGTCTGATGGCTTTTCTTCACTCATAGTCCAAACATCCCTAGTAATTTCTTGGCAACATCGTCAGGTAGGAACCGGAGCAGTCCAAGCACCCACCAAGCAATACACAGCCTAATGAAGACTTTACAGAAGAGTTCAAACTGTTTCTGGTACTCATTCACCGACCACACCTTGATCTAGCGCACAGGTCAGAAATCTCAGTGACCCCCCAACCAACTGCGCCAACGAGCATCACAATAATAACAATGGCAACTGCCCATTCCATCTGCTCTTGCTGGGCCTCCTGCTGGCGTTTCTCTTCTTCCTTGGCCTTGCGAACCGCTACCGCATCGTCCCTGTCCATCTCAGCGGCTCTGGCCTTAATCTTGTTCCATACGTCCACGTTGCCAGACTGCATATAGAGCAGTTGAAGCTCAGCCTCCAGTTTGGCCGTTTGCATCAACGCTGTCTCAATCTGCAATGACAAAGCAAAGTTGGACTTATTGCCCGACCGCTTAGCCTCAACCATGGCTTTGGTGGCTTGGCTCTTTGCATCAAAAAGCTTGCCCAGCATGGGCGCTAGGCCACCTAGATCGTTAGCCACCTTTGCGGCTTTACGAACTAATCCTATTGCGCTCTGTAGCCCTTCAAGAGCCGTGATCGGATCCAACATTATTTGCGTTCAACTTTCCGCCACTCTAGGCAAACAACCTTTCGGTTGTAAACATCACCTGTCCATGTCCAACGGACGCACCGATACTCAGGCTCCCGAGAAATACCCGATACAAATAACAGCGGTAGCAATAAAAGGAAACGTAAAGAGCGGAGTTTCACCGCCCAACCCAATTACTTAGGTTCTACGTCAGATACTTCAGGCTCGGCTTCTAACGCCGCTTTTAACATTGTGAAGAAGGCATCCCTTCCCACCTGAAGCTGATCCAACTGAAATTTAGTTGAGCCAATCTTGCGCTCAAGGTCTGCAACGTGATTTAACAACATCTGTTGTTGCTCAGTCAGGTCTTCAAGCTTGTGCTCAACGCCGTCTATGCTTACGATTTGGGATTGTTGGTTTGCCATTTCGTGTTTCCTTTAATGCGCCACCAAGATCGGGTGGTGGCTTCCCGCTAAATTACGGCTGAGTTGCCCAAGGCAGTGCAGGAGTCACCACTGGGGGGTTTACTTGGTTTGCAATCTGCTGTGCAACAGCGGCTTCAGTAGCGGCTTGGTCAACACCGTTAGCCCAAATCCATCCAAGTACTTGAGATTGCGTCAAGTCTTGATACGGGGTGAATGTGCCTTCAGGTGTTGGCACTGCGCAAGTGCTGTACACAGAAGCGTTGTATGTGCCGTCTGTACCAGAGCAAGTCCAGTGAACGGTGAACACCACATCAGTGTTGCCACCCTCTTGTGGGTAGCAGTCCATTGCTGTAACTGTCCA